GTAGGTTTATCCTTACGTTAAGATGGTCGGTGAGTGTGAAACGCCAGCGTTTCTCACCGCGGTCGGTCGCGCAATTGACTATTTGCGTCAGGCCATACCGGTGTTGGAGGTTCACTCTGGATTGCCAGAGGGCTCTCTCCGATTACCGGTGTGGGCTGATGCAGCGCGGCCACCTGTCCACCTTCTCAAGGAGTTTTGCGTGGGTCTCCTTGCTAACCCTGAATGCCACGCATGGTGGCCGGTTCTTGCTCGAGTTTCGCTCGAGCACCGCACCACCATTGCTGGGAGTCTCTTCCTCGCTCGGAAGATGCTCCCGGTTCTACCCTCTTCACCGGACGCGCATAAAGAGCGGGTCTGCTCTAGTCCTGCCCCTCCTTCTCCTCCGGGTTACCTTCGTTTTGTGCGAAGGTTGATCCGTATGGAGTTAGGGAGAGGTTGGGATTTAGGGTATGACCGTCGCGTCTCCTCCTTCTGTCCTCCTCTGTCGTCTTCCCTACAGCGTACCCGCGCTGTAGGGGGGGCCCGGTCCCAGTGGGTGGGTCGCCGAGTAGATTTCTTAGAGGCCTCTTTTGGCCTCCGCCCATTTCGATGTCCATCCGAGTTTCGTACTCGGTTTATGAATGTCGAGTTGGATGGGAAATCTAGGTCGGTGACTGTAGCTTCGGCTACCCAGCACCTTTTGGGTCCCCTTCACCGCTGCCTTTATGACGCGGTGTCGAGACGACCTTGGCTTCTTCGTGGTGAAGCCAAGAAAACCAAGTTTACGGAATTTAATTCCGTAGAGGGGGAGGTTTTCGTCAGTGGAGACTACGAGTCCGCTACTGACAATCTTTCTCTGGAGGTCGCCGAGGTTATCCTCGACGAACTCCGGGTACTATCGGATGAAATCCCAAGTTCGATATGGGATTTCGCTCGCCTTAGCCTTCGGGCTGTGGTGGAGTATCCTGATGGTACCGTTGCGCATCAAGTTCGCGGGCAGTTGATGGGAAACTTGTTGAGTTTTCCGTTATTGTGCCTGCAGAATTATATCGCGTTTCGTTGGTGCGTTGGTTCTTCTTGGCGGAAGATCCCGGTTCGCATCAATGGGGACGATATAGTTTTTCGCGCAGAGAGAGGGATTGCCAGTAGTTGGATGGATACAGTCTCCGCCCTTGGCCTAAAGCTTTGCCGTGGGAAGACGTTGGTTTCAAAGAGTATTTTCTCTTTGAACTCAACTTTCTTTCGCGCCACGCGGTTAGGTGTCTCATCTATACCCGTCTTGCGTTCTAGTGTTCTTGGTCGGGACATGGGTGTTCCCCATTGTCTTGGTCCGGGACTTAGAACGTTTAGGGCGGGGTTTGTAGGTGAGGCTAGGGTCAGGGCGGAATGTATCTATCTCCGCTGGCGGGACAAGCAGTTCGCTGCTTGTGGAAGGAGTGTGTTGCGTGACCTGCACGCTCCGGTGGATCCCGAGTCGTTGGTTCGAGTTGGTTGGGGAAGGAGGGAGGCATTCTATTTGGAGTGCCCCCCTTGTCCACTTCCGCTCGATCAGTTGCGACTTGGGAGACCATCCTTACCGGAAGGATGGTCGAGGGTACCGGTCTCGAATCATCGAGGCCAGAGGAAGAGGCAGCGGTGTGCTCAGGAGTCCTTTTTTGGGCTCCTGAGTGACCAAGCCTGGAACTTACCACCCGTGTCTTCCCGTTCATTGCAACGGGGGACTTGGCGGGAAACCACGATGGGGTCTTTGATTTCATCGTGGCGGTGGTGGAGGACCAGGTCTCGGCAGTGGGGGAGGTTACGTGGCGAGTTTAGGCTCGTCGCGAAACGATTCCGTTGTCGGCTGTCTTTACTCTGGCAGTACGATGAAGGCCGGAGGGTGAAGAAGGTATGGGCGGGTGGTCGTTGTGACCGACCCGGTTTGGGATTTTCCTGAACCGCCTGTCACGGTGTTGAGAGGACGCACGGGAACTTTGTCCCTCCTCTTAACCTGGTTAGTGAAAGG